ACCTAGGAAGTTAATAGAACAGATGAAATGTTACCATTTTGAATTACAAATCTTGTACCTTCATTCCAAGTTACAGGAGATTGGAATTCACCATAAATAGCAGGAGCGCCGCTTTCACTGTCATCCCATAATGACCAATGAGTTACAGGACCTAAGTTATCAGTGCCAATAGGGAATACTACGGCGTCTGAATTATAAATAACTTCGCCTTCGTCTGCGCTATCATGGTCTAAAGGACATGCTGTACGTTCATACCCACCACCTGATAATTCACCATTATCGCAACCAGGACCTGGATTCTCACTATGAAGAGCTAAATAATATGTACCTCCTGAGAAGATACCACCTAAATATGCTGCTGTTGGACTTGAAAACATATAATCTCCTAAGCGAATAAGAATCTTAAAATTAAATCTCCGGCGGGTATTTTGACCTGTCCACCTTTTGACCAATATACAGGTGTATCTAATAGTCCGTAAAACAACAAACTATTTGAAGTACTATAAATTGCGTAATATAATACTTGACCTAAATCTTCAGTAGCTACTTCGAATAAAACATCTTCAGTATTAACAATTTGAGTACCGTTTTCTTCTGTAGTTGGTTCTCCCCAAATTATATCAGTGCGTGCATACGCGCCACCAAATAATTCTGTATCTTGCTGTGTATTACCAGGAATTTGTATATTTTTAGGAACTGTTTTATACAAAGCTAGTTTACAATCATTTGTAATAGCTGGACCGAAATATCCTGTTAATTGAGAGGTAAACATTATTCCACCGATAACTTAAATTTAAGAGCACCAATAGGAATTCTAAGTACTTTTCCTTCTAACCATTCAACTTGTTCAGTAAATTCACCATGTATAAAAGGTGTTCCGTTTTTATGAATTACAAAGTGCGTAACTAAACCTAAATCGTCAGTTCCTTCTTCGAATACTATTTCATTATTATTTTCGAATGTGGCTCCTGACATATCATGTGTTTTTGGATCTACACCATAATCAAATGAAAAATAACAATCTGTACGTGAATATCCACCACCTTCTAACTCATTTGCAGAACCATCAGGAGTAGGATCTCCTGAATGTAATGAAATTTCAGGAGATCCTCCTGTGGCTATATAAGCTAGATAAATAGATGCAGCAGAACCCCACATACAGTTATTCCGGTATGATTATAGAAATTTCAGAATCAGCAGCGCTAATTCGCAATACACTTATTGTAGTACCCCTTTCAATAAGCATTGTAGTTAATCCTGGTGGCAACATCATGGATGCTGCAGTAGCATCTGCACCTATTTCACAACGGAAATAGTCAGAAGCACTTAAAATAACAATTTCGCTGTCTATTTGAGAAGATGTATTTTGAGTATCTTCAACAGCTAAAAGAATATGTTCTTTATATTTGAAAGACCCCTGTACAGAATCACAAGAGTCTTTATATCTGACATTTTTCATAACAGGGGTTGACATAGTCTTCTACCTTATGCTTGTGCTGCAGGAGCAGTTGTTTCAGGTACTGCAGGTGCAGTTGTTTCAGGTACTGCAGGTGCAGTTGTTTCAGGTGCTGTAGGCTTGTTACCACCTTGTGGTGCATGTTTGTTGCCACCTTGTGGTGCAGTAGACTTTTGTGGAACTTTAACTTCTTCTGCTGCTTTTACAGTTTTTGTGTATCCTGCAGTGATAAAAGCTTTTACTTGATCTTCTTCAACTTGCAGTGGAGCTTTTGTATCTGGGTGATAAAGTGTACGCATAAAATGTTCCTATTGTTTGAAAAAGAGCCTCGCAGTAAATAACGTTCCACGAGGCTGACCCAATTCTATAAAATACCACCTATAGTACGTTAATACTATAGGTGGTTTTTTAATTAATAACCTGACAGTAAAGTTATACGACGTGGATCGATAGCACCTGCGCCAATCATCAAGTCCATGGACATGGTTTCTTGTTTAGTGTCCATATCGTAACCTTGTACGATGCGGATACTATAACCATTTGAACTTACGACTGAAGAAGGTTTGTCGCTTGGCTTGCCAAGTGGAGGCATTGCCAGACCGATTGAACGACTGTCAAAGATTGCACCTTTTAAGCTCAAAGATTCACCTGAACCAATAATAGATACTGCAGCATTATCAGGGATGATCTCGGTGATAGGATCTACTAAATCGATAGATGTAGCAGTCGCATTTGCTTGAGTTTTAACAATCAGAGGACGGCGTACTCCAGCAATACGAATACGATCACCAACTTTGGCTGTACCTGATGTTGCATCAACAGTCAGTGTGCTCATACCGATAAGGTTGTTAGCACCCGCACCATTGTTAGTTTGAGAAGTACAAGTACCTGCAGTTGCATCCAACTCAGGAAAGTTGATAGAACTGAAGAAATCCATACCCAAAGTGCGAGCCATGAAACCTTCACGTAATGCAAGAGCATTATCATTACCACGAATGTTTGCTTGATAAAAGAAGTCTTGACCAAGCAATGCCGCTTCCAAATCAGTGTTCACTAAGCAAAAGCGACCACCTGGTTGCAGTTGCTGTAATGTTGCTGCTTTACGAGCAAGAGCAATATCACCCGGAGTTTCAAAAAGACTTGAAGAAGCATATTGACCTGCAGCTTCCAGAATTTTTGTGCCAATATAACGATCGCATTTTTCAGCGAGTCGATAAATAGCTGGACGAGCAACTTGTTCAGAAAAGCTATCGATGTCCAAAGCTTTTTCTTTGGCAGTGATTTGAACCGTTACATCCAGAATCTTTTCAATTTTGAATGGACGGGTTGAATCGCGGATAGCTTGTTTTGTGGTTGGACCTGTGCCAGTAAATTCTTTGGCTTCAAAGTCAGGATTGGTACGAATACGGTAAGTATCACCGATTTGCATTTCTTGATTTGTGTATTGACCAGTAACATCGCGTGCGCATAATGCTCCGATAACCAACGAATCTTCAAGATGCGTCAGAGCTTCTGCTGCGATGAGGTCTGGGTGGTTCCAGGCATTTGTCATGTGATGACTCCAAGTAGGTTGAGTTTGCAGTAAATCTAATCTATCAATTGCCGCAACGAGGCCCAACCTACGTGTTTCATCTTTCCTGGAAAGATTGAATGACAATTGAAATTTCAATTAGTCAAGGGATATTATATATTAAAAATTAAATGTTGTAAATACTTTCATTAAAAATAATTAAAAAGATTTGAGATGATACCAGGCCCGGTCTGGTAAGGTTTTTTAATTTAATATATCTATATAGACTATATAAGGTTATGTAAAACCGGGATAACCAGGCACACCAGGCTTAAGGTCTTATTATATTTATTATATAGATATAATATAAACAAAAATGGACCCGAAGGTCCATTTAATGTTATTTTGTAAGTAAAATCTATGCTTTTATATCTAGATATCCTATAGGAATAAGAATACCTTCTTCAACACTAGATGCATTCTCAATAAAAACATTAGGTTGCTTCTTCGTTTTAACCCCATTAGCTTTCTTAAGCGTTAATCGAGTCTTACCTGCTACACAAGGCATCGTTTCAGTACCTATATGTACACCTGGACGCAGTGATACACCAAGATATTGGACGCCTTTGTAAACTGTGGGACAAGCAATGTTTACTCGGTTATTTGCACCTGAAACTTTCTCAATTACAAATAAAAGTAAACTTACAAACAACATTAAAAAATGTACAAATAATGATTTCATATATCTCTCCTAAATTGATTAAGGGTTAACTACTCTTTATTCTTGCGATTTTCTGCTTGAATTTTACGTAGACGGCGATATTCAACCATATCATTAGCATCTGCTGCAGCTAACATCTTCTTGCTGATTGAATCTTCAGCACCGCCACCATCGTCTCCACCAAAACCAGCACCTTTTGAAGATCTCCAATAGTGTGGAGCTTTTGGTTTCAACTCTTCTACAAACAGTTCAGGAGTATAAGCTTTTCCATCTGCTGTTTTCATAATTTTACCAGTAGAATCGCGACGTACAATTGTACCGTCGTCGTCTACACTGAAAGATCCTGCACCACGGAGAATTACATCATCAATTGCTTCTGGTACAACTTTTGCTTTTTCAGCTGCAGCACGTAAAGCTGTTTCTACTTTGCTACTTTGGTACTTATTCTTAAATAAGTCACGTTCTTCGGCAGCTTTTTTAGCTGATTCAGAAAGAGTAGTGATTTGAGTTTCTGAAGCAATGCGCATCTTTTCAAAGCGTTTGTTTATCACTTCGTCAACTTTACCAGCTGCAATAAGTTGAGCTTCTTCACTTGTTTCAAGGTGTTTTTGAAGATTTTTAATGGATGTTACGTCTAAACCATCAAAAGCTTTCAATTTATCAGCTGCCTCTTTCTTTTCACGAATGAGTTCAGCGTTCTTTTCTTTCAAACCGCTTAAATCACCTACAGCTGCTGCTACAGCGTCTTGTGTTAACTTTGTAACTGCTGCTTTGGTGTCTGGATCGTTTATATCAAATGGCATGGGTGGCTCCTATTACGATTGGGTCAAATCCTGCTAAGCAGGGCTCTATTTTACGAGTGGTAATGTCATTGATATTTCTAAAAATGTCATCATCACTTTTTCCATGTACCCATCCTATTCGGATGGTTTTGTCAACTATATCCATATAATTGGCATAGAGGTCGAACCTCATTTGCTCAGTAAAAAATCTTTCGCTATGTAGATAATAATTAGCTACATGTATATCTACCTGTTCTGCAGACATTCGCTTAATTTCAAGCGGTTGGTTTCGCAGCAGGGCTAGTTTTATCTCCTGGTTTAGTAGGGGTATTTGCATTTGGGGCACCGGATGCAGGTTGTTGAGCTTGTTGAACAGCTTTCATATTATCTAACAATTTCTGTTGACGAATTTTACCTTCTGCTTCAACTTTTGTTTTTTCTTCTTCAATGCTAGAACCATTTTTCAATATTCCAGCGCTATAGAAGTTCTCTAAAACAGTATCGTGTGATATGGCACCAGCTACCCATGAAGCAATAAGAGCAGTTTGTTCTGATGCATTCATAGTTGGAGACATGAAATCAGTTTCTGGAGTTACTTTTACTGTAGCAGGATCTGCTCCTATCCATTCAGCAATTATTTTCAATTGCTTTTCCATAGCTTTTGCAGAGTTCATAACTACAGCTACTAATGTAGCGCCAGAAGAAGCTTGTTTTAGACGTGTAGTTTCTGCTGATTCTGCTGCTTTCTTAGAAGAATCAAGTAGTTGAGCGCCTTGATAAATTGCTTGTTCATAAATGGTTTCAATATGTTTAAGAACATGTGCAAGAGCAGACGTATCTGTTATTGGATAATAAACTTTTGCTTCAGGATTTCCTATCTTTATTACTACTGTAGCACCAATCGCTTGAGGATTTTGGTTATCATCAACCCCAGTCATTACCAATGTAGGATTACATGACATAAACTCAGAATTAGATAAATCTGCATTCTTCATATAAATCTGAACAGCAGAGGAGGCTATAGAACCAAGTGGTGATGGGTCTACACCAAAACTATTAACTACTGAACCTACACAAACTGAAGGTATATAATCTAATGTTTCCCCTTTATAAGTAGGTACAATAGTTTCTTCAAATTTACCATCAATATATACGTCAACTTGATATGTACCCTCTCTTAAAACTTGTACGCGATGTAATATCGACTCTGGTTGAGCAAATATGCTTTGTCTGTTACTTTGTATACGCTCTTGAAAAACTGCAAGTTTTACTTCGCTCTTATTAGAGTTAGTAGCGCGTATGGTTTGCCAGTTTATAAGTGACTCTGCTGCATAAGGAACTAGTATTGGTAAGTCTAACAATTCGTCTATATCCACTACGGTTGTCAAACGACCCGTAATCAAAACTTCGATGATTGTATATAAGTATAAATCATGTAAAGTCATTCCGCCAGGAGTAGCCTTTGTCTCCAAATACTTCATTTGAGGTGGTAATTCAATAGTCGCCGCTGTCGCGCCAACTAAACCGACAAGACCCCTTAAAATAAACTGAGTCATCTCTGGAAATTGTGCTCGTGATTTGTAAGCAGCATATGCGGCGATCGGATGATAATTCGGATCCCACTGTCTATTTAAGATAGTATTGTCATCCTGTTGATTTATCGCCTTTTGTACAGAAGGAGGAGTCGGTAAAGCTTGCATCGCATATGGCATAGGCAAATATACATCATTCTTTGCTTTAATAACAGGTTCACCTGCTACCGCGTCACGAGTGCGCTGCCATGTAAATGCATTTTTTGTATAATCTTTATGATATGCTACCTCTAGTTTCGAACGTGTTTGGGATTGTTGTTTATCTACAGGATTAGGAGCAGGTCCAGTACCTACATCTACAGATATAGGTGCACGTTCTGGTTTGTTCTTAGCCATATAATCTCCTAAAAATGATTCGATGATTCAACTGAAAAATCTTTTCGTACGATCGGAAATTCGTAGTGTATATAGTATCCACCTGCGTCATTCAAATCGTCTACGTTATCTCCTTTGTTCTTTTCAGGCATTCCATTCTCATCATAAACCTGTTGTTCAAGTGCCATTACATATTCTGGGCATTTATCGACATTAACGCGATAGCGTATTTCACCCTTAGAATTTCTAAACATTCCATTCATACTGTTTACACGATCTTTAATATTCGGGTTCTTACTGCGCGCACGTATAGTAAAACCTGCATCACGTAACAATTTAATATCTGACTTCGATGCATCCAAAGATTTAGCATTCTTACCACTAGCATCTGGGTAAATAAGAATCGGATGGTGGCGACCTTCTGATCTGTACCTGAAGTTCAAAATGTCAATCATATCCGGAGTATCTTTCGCTCTGGTTATTTCAGCAACTGCAACCGGGTTGCCTTCGCGAAGTACATGTATAATTGCATTCATATTCAAAACATTGAAGTCCATACCAACATACAGTACATCATCGTTTCTGATCTCAGTTTTCGAGTCATTCAAAGTTCTATCGAAATTTGAATACACTGATTTATTTTTCATGTTCACAAAATCGCCTTCAATATATGCATTTACTAAGGCAGCAGTGTATGAAACTCTTAAATCTTCTACATATCCAGGAGGTAAAAACTTGTTTGAATACGATGGTGCTTTGATCAAACGATAGCGAGAACGATTAGTATCATCAATAAGTTTAACCCAACGTTGATAAACAAATGAAAAACCTTCAGGTGTAGTTGCTACGAAGATCTGATTCTCAGCCTCTGGTTTATCCGGATCTACTTGGCGACAACGTGCTATAATTTTATTCCAAACCTCTTCCGCGGCGCTGGTGCGCATTGTATCAAGTTCGTCAAGGTAAGCTCTAAAAACTTGGAAGCCGATTAAACGTTCTGGTCGTTCAAGTGTACGGAAAATTATCTTTCCATAATTCTCAATACGTAATATCTGTTCTGCTTTATTTAACTGATACGGCATATGCATAGATTCAAGCATATTTTCTAGTCTGTCATACGCGATGTCTCTGATCAAACTATATGTGGGTGCGCCGTACATGAGGTCGACTTTAGGGTGAGCAAACTTGTCAGACAACATTTTGGTAAACAGTGCATGAGATTTGCCGCTGCCGAAGCCGCCGCAGAAGCAAGTGTATCTAGCTTTAGAAGTAAAGAAGCGACTCTGAGGAAGTGTCAAAGTTATAGAGTCTGCTTGCTTAAGTTGTTGAATAGCGCCCATGCGCGAATGATTCCTGAAGCTATACCTGTAAGCTATATTATATATTAAACCTCTACAGGTGTATATAGTTTCAATCAAATTTATTTTTATATGGAATGTTGCTAGGTTAGTTCCACGGATATAAGACCTCCCCCTAAAAATTTAGTTCCACGGATACATTTACCCCCTGAATCCTCAACACATGTGTCCACTCTTCCCCCTGAACCCCATGCAACCGTGGCCGTCACTTGAAAAGTGTTACGTGCCCAAGGGCCAGCAGGAGCCAAGAGCACAAAGAGGCTACACACGTTAGCATGTAGCCTCTAGTGCACGCTGGTTTACACCAGAGCTACATAGCCTTTAGCTACGTCGTAGCGGAGGTCAGCCTTGGTACCACCTGAGGAGATGTACTCACCTACTGTAGTAGCCTGCATGTAGCGCTCGAAGCGGGCGTGAGCTTTACCTGAGGGTCTCTTGGGGTTAGCCGTAGCCAACCACTTGAGGGAGGTAGTCTCGTAGGCGTGCACACCGTTGATGTTAGCCAAGGGTGCTACTTCTACTGCTGTATTAACTTCTGTAACTGCTGCTTTAGTTGATTTGCTCATGATGTATTCTCCTAAGATTATGTTAAACATTATTGTTTAACATGAGTATATAATAACACATCTAGAGCCTATGTACACTACTTTGTATATAATAGTTTATTATAAGTGCTATAGGCCTTATACATAGGTATAAATACTTATGTACAGGGCATATATGCCCTAGAGTGCACCTCAGGGGGTGTATATAGAAGCTATATAGATATATTAGTACTATATAGAATATGTGCTGGCGGGCATATTCAAGGAGTGCACTCAGGGACATTGTCCTAGACAAGGTGTGCTACACTATTGAACCGAAAAATGAAATCTCGAGGCGGGCTCTAGAAATGACTTTGGGGCCACTTGGGCCCCATTGTCTTTGGTAGAAAATTAATCTTTGAAACAGAACTCAAGGAGCATTGTGACTGGAAAAGCTAAAAAATAAATTGATACTGCGATAAGTGCTGTGAATAAATATAACATGATTAGTGCTCCGAAATTTATGATCCGCGGTATTGCTGATCATGGGATAATTATACCATAAATTAGAATATATGATATAAGTATTTGTACTTATGTAATAATTCGCCAAAATAGTGTATAGAAAAATATTTTCATACATAAGTATAAATACTTATATCATATAATCATAATCGGTATATAATTATCTCATATTAAGTAATTCTGCTTAATATGAATTTCGGAGATAAATTATGAAATCATCTAAAATCGCACCAACTACCACCCCCGTTGAAATCGAAAATAAACCGCTGATGAATCTGGGAGGAGTCTACGCCTACGCTGAAACTCACCTCGAGTTCGTCGCAAATAATCCTAAACGATCCTCGGGTAAAGCTCACTCGAGATTCGAAAATTACTCTAAAGCGAAAACTGTGTCTGAGGCAATCGCCCTTGGCGCAACTAAAGCTGATCTTCGCTATGACTTCGATCACAAATTCGTAGCCATAGTTTAATATCGCACTTAAGGGCCCTCGTGGCCCTTTTGTTTGCCTCGAGGAAGAGTGACCGCCACGGGGCCCACGGCATGGTGCCAAGTATACATGGCACAGGTGACGAATTTAGTCCTGAGGACACGCTCACGCACACCTCGCTTAGCGGAGTTGGGGACCGGTGTGCCGGCGGAAATTTGGGCCTCCAAGTGATAATGATTATCATTAACATCTACCACGCAATCGACCAGGACGGAGTCACTGAAATGTGACAAGATCAGTTTTTAGGAAGAAGTTTCAAGGAGGTGGAACAAAGAAAAGGGCCGGTCATCGCGGCCCGATTCTACTTTGCGATTTCTTAGTTAAGAGCTAAGAAACCTTTTGACTCATCATACTTGAGATCAGCTGTGGTACCGCCGAGACTCAAGAATTCGCCGACTG